GTGATAACAGTCGGTAAATCTACTCTCAAAGACCCTCTTACCCAAAAGAGTCGAGTTTACAAGTACTCCGACATTCCAGCGGATTCTTTAGGATGGGTTTCTAATTCGCATTATAAGCCCATTCCTTATGATCTAATGTACTTAAGGATAAAATCTACTTCTATCCCTAAAACTGGCTGGTGGAATGGCCTTTTATGGAAAGGGCTTAAAGTCACGAAAGCTGAGGAAAGTAATGTGAAAGCTTGGAAACGTTACATGGATTATTGAATAAGGAAATACCCTATGATTGAATACTCGATAACGATCAAAGACGAGAAAAATACCTATATTCTCAAAGACTTTGAGCTGGAAAAGCTTCTAATGAGCAAAGATAACCTATTACTAAAAGGGAAAATCGAGGGAGCGCTTCTTGACTTTGGATTTGATCCTAAACAAGAAAGCCCCCAGATTTTTGTTAAAGCTAAACTCAACTGGCAAAATTAGAACAATAAATATGCTATATGAAGGTCTTTTAGGTAATAAGAATGGGACAAAGATTAAAGATCCCAAGTTGAGACAAGAAGCCTATTTAGATTACTGTAATCACATTGCAAAAGGCAAATCAAAAGACTCTTGGGTCTTTAATCATCCTGAGGCAACATGTACTTGGGAAACCATGGAAAAATACATTAAAGATGAAACGGAGTTCGATCCGATACACAAGAAAGTCGCTCAGGCTAAGTCATTTGACCACTGGGAAGAGATCTTATATGCAGTTGCAAGAGGAGATAATGAGAAAGGAAATGTAGCTGCGCTTCAAATGATCTTTAGAAGTAAGTTTGGCTGGGATAAACGAGATAATCACGCTCTGATCGACAATGTTGAGATCAACCTTTCCTATGATAAGCTGATGACGCAACTTTCCGATTTTCAGACAGTTAACAAACAACTCATAAATTCAACAGGATATTTAACAAATGAGATGGATCAGTCGCGAGCTAATGGAAGCTCTCATAGAGGGACAGAAGAAACAGAGACTGCTCACCGAGAAGATATTGAGGAGAATGTTTGAGAAATAGGGCTAAGTGCAAGCTTTGCAACTCAACCATTGAATCCGAAGCTATTGGAGATATTGTAACTTGTGCTTGTGGCGAAATCACAATATGGGGAGGCAATCAAGCTTTGCTTTCATGTGCCAAGCACTATGACAATTTCTTAAGAGTGGATGAAGAAGGTAACATATATCCAGTAAAGTATTGTCAAAGCCGAGAGGAAGAAAACCCCAAAGACGATAATAAAGAAAATCTCCCATCTATCAATTCTATTGAGGAAATGCTTGACACCCTGAATAAAATGATTGAGAGCGATAAAGATCTTCCTCAGCATGCTTTAATCTCCCCTCTTAATCAGTACGATCTAATCCGCTATATGATGTTAATTCATTCTTTACTAGCTAAAATCACGAAGAATTCTTAGTACGGGGATCGATTTCATCTTGCCTTTTGCTCATGAGTCTCCATGCTGTAGATGAATTTCCTCACTATTTCAGCCTCTTCTAAGCCTCCTTGAAAAAAGAACATGCAATTTCCTTTGGTATCTCCACCGGCTATACATTTCTTTGATGTATCCCCTTGAGGCATCGAGGCATATAGTTCAAGAAGCCTTTTACATTTTTTGTGCCATTCTTTTCGTTGTTGAGGGGAAAGCCCCCTCGGATGCTCTTTTTCATTCATTTGATTTTTCCTTCCGCTTTAAGATGATTGTAAAGAGTTTCGACAAAAAGAATTAGCTTTTGTTCAAAGGCTTCCTCGCTATCCCACTTAATGCCTTCTTTTTCCCCAGGAAAGTAGCCGCCTATTTTAATGTCTTTCTTTTTCACCTTGTTTTGAATAATGCCCCCGCAAGTTGATATTATTTGAGCGGTATGTAAGCAGGCATACTGAACGCTATAAGGAAGGTGATCCATTTTATTTGGATCTAAATTAGTTAAATATCTGCAAAATTTATCACTAGCGCCCAAGAGAGTGGAGAATACACCAAGGAAAGCCTTTTTCCCATAGGTGTCGAATATCTTGTTGTGCCAATTGGTAATTTCTTCATCTTCTTTTTCCTTGAACTTCATAGATTGATTCCTTTTTCTCTAAATCTTTTAAAAATCTCTGCATAGACTTCATCGTAGATTAGGCGTACTGAGAGCATATCAATATCGATTAAATCAATGGGCTGTAATCCATGTTTAGCCATAATGTCAACCAAGCACTCTTTCACGATCTTGTTTTGATCATCTCTTTTCATTAATGGCCATCCCTGATATTAAAATCTTTAATATGGATTTGCTTGCGCCTAAACAACTTGAGTTTATACGAGATTCAACAAAAAAGATCAATCTTGCCCATGGTTCAGTGCGATCGAGTAAGACTGTGGGTGTAACCTTCAGAGTAATGCAGGCTGTTGGCCAGTGCCCAGACTCTCAAGTATGGTTCATCGGACATACTTCTTCCACAGTATATGACAACATTATTAGGCTGATTTTAGAGCCTAGGCCTCCAGGCACACCAGATCCTCTATCCATTTTCAGACCTTTTTGCAATTGGAGAGACGGGGCACGAGAGCTTTTGTTTCGCGACAAAACGATTTCAACACTTGGGGCTAAAGATGCTGGAGCAATAGGTTCAATCCAAGGCAAAACCATGTCAATTTGTTACTGCGACGAAATGACACTTTTCCCAGATTCAATCATTGACATGATAAGCACGAGGCTCTCTAATCCCCATTCCATGTTGTTCGCAACCATGAACCCTTCCCATCCCAGCCACAAACTCAAGGGATGGATAGACAAAGCAACAGCTGGAGATTCCAATTACTACCAGCTTCACTTTACCCTTGAGGATAATCCTTATATTGAAGAAGATTACAAGGAACGCATTAAGAACAGCCTTTCTGGTGTTTATTATAAAAGGCTTTATTTAGGGGAATGGTCGCTTGCTGAAGGTTCAATCTTTGATTTTTTTGATAAGTCTTTGTATGTCATTGAGCGCCCTCCTTGTTCTGCTCACTATTGGATTGTCGGTATCGATTATGGTACTAATAATCCGTTTGCTGCTGTGCTTGTCGGGGTTAGTACTGGGATACCTGGCATCAAAAGCAGCTCGAGGATGTGGGTAGAAGATGAATACTACTGGGATCATAAAGCTACAGGATATCAAAAGACAAACAGTGAGTTTGCGAGAGATTTGAAGAATTGGCTTGAGCCTTATTCTATTAAAGCGATGTATGTGGATCCCTCTGCTGCTGCTTTTAAGGTGGAATTGCAGCGTCTCGGCATACATCCTGTGAATGCAAACAATGATGTAGAGAACGGAATTCAGAAAATGATCTCTGAAATGAAAAGAGGGGCGCTTCTAATCCTACCTAGGTGCAAAAACCTTATTAGGGAGATCGAAAGTTATGTCTGGGATCCAAAGCAGGCTGAAAGAGGCTATGATGAGCCTTTGAAGAAAGATGACCATTGCGTTGATGCATTGAGATATGCAGTTCACAGTCATAAGGTTTCAAACTTTGACCAAGAAAGTCACAATAAAAGCATTGTAGACTATTCGAGAATGCGGTACTTCATGCATGGCAGGAACCATTAGGATGAAATTAGAATCGGCTTTGGAGGCTTTTTTGATTGGCGTGTTAATTACAGTGATTTTTTTGTTGATAATTAGAAAGGCCAATAAAAGTGAAGTTGAAGATTTAAAGGGAAAAGTTATTGAATTAGAATATCAGATTAGGAATATTAATAAGAAATTTAGAGAGTAATTTAAATGATTATTGACTCCATTTCAGATCTACATGGGTCCTATCCTAAATTAGAGGGCGGAGATCTTCTCATTGTGGCAGGCGATTTAACTGCGAGTGATTTGGCAGTTCAATATTTTGAGTTTGAAGATTGGTTAGTAGAGCAACCTTACAGGAAGAAAATTGTCATTGGAGGAAACCATGATAATTTTTTGGTAGACAATGGGCGCACAATGTTTGCAGGTGGTGACTATTTGAAAGACTCGGGCACGGAATTTGAGGGATTAAAGATTTGGGGATCTCCTTGGACAGCTTTATTTAAAGGCGTAAATCCTTATTGCACAGCTTTTATGGTGCAAGAGGAATCTTTAGCCAATCAATGGGTGCTTATCCCAGATGACACTGATATTCTGATTACTCACACCCCACCTTTTGGTACACTTGATAAGGCTAGGCAATCTTTTCGAGTTGGATCGCCGAGTTTAGAAAAGAGAATTTTGCAATTAAATTTGAAGTTACATGTATTTGGCCACATCCATTACTCCTATGGGACTACAGGAGTCCTAAGAAAGTCTGTAAATTGCTCTCACATGAATGAATCTTATGAGCCTATTAACCCTCCAATTCGGATCGAACTATGAGTCAATTAGAAGGCAATATACGAGGCAAAGTTCGTCTATAGGCCTCCTAAAGAAATTGATAATCTATTATAATTAAACCTTTCCCTTCCTCTCCGCTCCAATCCTATCCCTTCCGATCCTGTCCTTTACCTTCCTTTCCAATCCCTTCCTCTCCGCTCCACTCCTCTTCAATCCAATCCCTTCCTCTCCACTCCACTCCTATCTGCTCCCCTCCTATCCATTCCCTTCCTATCCTATCCTCTCCTATCCAATCCAATCCTATCCCATCCTATCCACTCCTCTCCCTTGCTATCCAATAATCTCAAACTTTTTAATTTCAAATCGTCCAAATCCTATTGATCTTCCATCTCCGGTGCCTGAAAACATGCCTGCATTCTCTGCGCACACCTTCATGTTTTCCTTTGAAATCACATAGTCATCCCACTCTATAATAAAGGAACAAGTCCATCCCTTTTTGCAAGCAATTCTATAGCGAAGATTTCTTCCTTTGGTTGCTGGATTCACCACAGGTCTCACATCCAAATAAACTGGTTCAGTATCTAACATGAGTAAATCTTTCTCTTCGGGAACTTTGAGACCATCAAGGAAAATTTTTGTCGCTGGTATTAATAGTGTTGAAATGAGTTTCTTGGAAAGATTCCCTTTGCCCACTTTCATGTATTTTGCACCTTCTTTAAAAGGTGCTAAAATATAAGAGTTTGGTAAATAAAGATTTCGGTTCTCATCCATGATGACAGTCATTTTCCATTCTTCTTTGTAGTTTCCTGTGGTTCCACTTTTTGCCACTTTCTCACTTAAAACTTCTGATTTAAATGCATGAAATAAAAGAATTCCTGTTCCTTGAATCGATATTTTTGCTGATAATTTCATTTTAAGTCCTTTGAGTTTTTTGTTTGTGAATCAACCTTTCCCTTCCAGTCCATTCCAGTCCCTTCCTGTCCAATCCATTCCTATCCGCTCCATTCCCTTCCTATCCCGTCCCTTCCTATCCTATCCCCTTCAAAAACTGGTCTCTAGCGTAAATAAATTTTTAAATGATAAGTTTAAAATAATAAATTGCGAGGTAATTATCTCATTCTATTACCCTCCGTGGAACAACGATCTAGAACCAAATCAAGTAAATGTCAGGCAATGGCTTGATAATCTTTACTCGAAATTTCAACCAATCGAACAAGCCCGATGGAACCAGAGTAACATCGATACCTTGTTCTATGCTGGTTCCCAAACCTTCATTAACAGATATTTTAACTTTACACCGTCCTTTAGTTACCAAAATTTTTACTTCAATTTGCTTCAACAACCCGTAAACATGGTAACAGGATATCAAAGGCAACATCGTAAATCAATCAACTATGTGCCTGGAGAAGGTGGAGATTCTCAAACCACCGACCAATATACCAGAATCATTACTCACTGCATGAATTCTGGTGATCTTCATGACCAATACTCTAGGGCGTGTGAGCAAGCTTGCATAACAGGAATGGTTCTTCTTCAGCCTTATCTTGACTACAACGGGGATGATCCAGCGCAAGGGCAACTAAAATTAAAGTTATGGGAGTACAACTCATTCCTAGTAGACCCCTACTTTCGCAGTTTTGATATGTCAGATGGACAATTCGTATGGTGCCAGGAGTACATTTCCAAGAAAGAAGCTGAGTTTCGATTTCCTGACAAAATTGAAAACATCGCTCCAATGGCAGGTACGCCCCAGAGATATGGTTCATTTTATTTCCTTCCTGAAAATTACAACATGGCACGCAATGACCTCATGGTTTTGAGCTATGTATGGTACAAATGGAAGAAGAAAAAGAAAAGGCTTTATTCACAAAGTAGGAACCAATTCTTTGATTTTGCAGGTGGCCAAGAAAATCTTGAACAGATTCTCTACGTAATACCAGATTTGCAAGAGGTCACAGTTGAGGTTCCCACGTGGAAACTAGCGGTGGTGTTAAATGATCAACTTATGTTTCAAGGTGACAATCCTCTCGGTTTTGATGATTGTCCTTTTATACCTGTTTTCTGGAACTATGAGCCTCACATCAACTATTACGATCTGCGTTGCCGTGGTCTTGTTAGGACTATGCGCGATAGCAATTACCTCCTTAATCGTCGTATCATAATAAACCATGACATTTCTGAAGCAACAATCAATCAAGGATGGAAGAGAAAAGTAGGCGCTGTAGCCAATGAAGACAATCTGAAGAAATCTGGTCAGGGCTGGGACGTTATAGTGAATGAAGGCTATGAGATGACTGATGTGGAAAAAATCATCCCATCTTCAGTGCCAGAATCTGATTTTGCTCTTGCAGATCAGCTTAGGAGTCTTATTTTTGGTACATCTGGGGTTGATCTTGAGAATTGGTCAGCTCAGAACGATAAGCAAGCCTCAAGTCTCACAACCATGATCAAGCAGGCAGCCAATTTAATGGTGCTTCAAAAGTACTTCGACCAATGGGACAATTCGCTAAAAATTCTGGGAGAGCGTTTGCTCCAGATCGTAATAAATAATTGGAATGCCGCAAAAGTTGGGTTGTTGATTGGAGAAGAACCTTCTCCCTATTTTAATTCAAAGATTTTCAGCAAATTTCAGGTCATTGTTCAAGAAGGGGATCTGACTCCCACTCAACAAAACATGCAAGCCCAATCCCTCATGGATATTAATCAAGCTTTTGGAAGAGAAGTTTTCCCTCCATCCATGATTGTTCCTCATTTAAATATTACTGGGAAGGCCGAAGCCATGGAATTCCTGCAGCAGCAAGAACAAATGGCTCAAGCTGTTCAGAAAGAAGCTCAGACTATTCAACATGCCTTTGAAGAGGCTAAACTCAAGGATCTATATGCAAAAGCAGCTGCAAGCATCGCTACCGCCAAAGAACGATATGGAAGGTTTGAAAGCAATATTGGACTTTTGGAAGAGCGTATGGCAGAAGTATCTAAAAATAGAGCGCTCTCAACTAAAGCGAAAATGGAAGCTCTTGAAAAAATGGTTGATGTCATAGGGAAATATGGGGAGATTGAGACAAACTTAAAACTTGCAGACATTCAATCCTATGATTATCAACAAAGAGTCATGGAGGATCAAGACAAGGCACAAGCTCATAGGGAAGCAGCTTCCGATGAATTTCTCTCCAAATTAATGAATGAAGGTGGTGGCATGGCTCAACAAATGGGTGGACAGGTAGAAGGACAATAAATATGTCTCCAGAAAAATCTGAGCAATTAGTCGCCATTTATCCAGAACTATTTTCTAATCCTTCCGATAAATCATGTATTAATTTATTTGGGTTTGAATGTGGCGATGGATGGTTTGAGTTGCTGAAAGATCTGCTTATTAAACTCAAGGAATTGGGAAAAAAGAATATTAAAGGTCAATGTGGATTCGACGATGACTTAGAATATCCTCCTAGAGTTATTCAAATTAAAGAAAAATACGGATCTCTTCGATTTTATTTAGATTGGGAAACTGAAGAAATTAGCGAATTAATTCGAGAAGCTGAAGGCAAAAGCCGGCAAACCTGTGAAAGATGTGGCGAGCCAGGTTCTATTGAAAAGAGAGGCGGATGGTATTCTTGTTTATGTGATAAATGCCAGTAGCCAAGCAATTCCCTAATATTTAAAATAAAATTTATTAAAAGCACAAAACTGAGGTGCAATATGTCTGGTAGAAGAATTGATGATCACGGCAGTTGGATGGGAAAAGGATCTGAGTATCCTTTACCAAAAGGCCCTTACAAACTAAAATCTGAAAGATCAGCTGAGGGTTCAGGGCATATTGGCACTGAGTATTCCGATACCACTGAAATGATCCACAGAGATCAAATGCATGGGGACGGAAAAACCAAAGCTCATAAAATGAAACCTGGATACAGGTACTAATTTACTCATTGTGACCTTGAATGTAAATTGGAACTAGTTGCAAACCTAATAAGCTGCAACGCCCCAGAAAGGATAAAAACAGTTCCACTAGAAGAGGGTGGGGGAATCCCACAGAGAGGCGGTAAGCCTCATGATTGTCCGCCGACAAACTGGAGAGGCTAATTTTATATGAATAAAGTTTTAAAGAACCCAATTCATCCTAAGCAAAAAATGGTTGGAAAATATCCATTTGGATTTGATGCTCCTTCCTACGATAACAGAACAAGTTGCTCTATGAATGCAGGAAATGACTATGGCATAGGGTTTAGGAATCCAGTGGGAAAAGAAACAGCTTTTGGGCCTGAATTTGGACCAATCCCTCAGAAAGCTCACATGTTCAAACCTGAAGAGATCTTTAAAAATGAAGATATGGCCGGATAAACGCGCAGATAAAGCAAGCATGGCTTACAAAGGCTCTAAAGTGGCCGATGCAAGGTCAGGAGCTTGGGTTTATACTGGAGGAGTTGGAGACTATTACGGTCAAGCCATGAAGAATCCGGTAGGTAAGATCCGCGATGATACTGTCGGATACAGGCCAGTTTCTCCAAAACAATTGGGAACAAAGCCCAAATCTGTAGTTTAATCTCCCATGAATACTCTAGACCAATAAAGATCATTATGACACTGAATTGGCATTATTCCTAAATCATCATAGGTTTCGAGCCGTTCTAGCGTATCAATTATTTTATTGTATCTATAAATTGGGAAATCATCTTTTGTTGGCCATCTGTAATTGAATTTTATTAGACTGGGATCATATTCTTTTTTAAGCTTCTCTGATAGCAGATTTGGATTTTTGATTGTTTGCGATTGCTCGTGAAATTCTTTCATTCTATTTTTTGATTCTTCGATTTCATTTGGAGAAGGAGTTTTTGCATTAATCCAATTCAAAGTCATGCTCTTCCACCAGAAATTCTTTTATTTTATCAATTTCATAGCAAATGCTCAAAAAAGCATTTCCAATATTGAAACTTTGATCATTACCTTTTGCCATTTTCTCAAGACTTATAATTAATTCTTCAAGAGTGTAAATGTTATCAATTTTATTCTTCATTATTTTCTTCTTTTTCCTTAAAAAATAAATTCTTCCCATGAAGGAAATTTAAATTCATTAAAAGAGTTTTCGCCTCTAAGAAGCCCGCATTTTCAATGGCTTCGTCGGTATTTTCAATAAGGGCTCTAATTACCGTGCAATGGAGAAAATTCATGGCGCTGAGTGCAATATTTGGAGGCATCTTCTCGACAATGGGTTGTAATGCTATTCCAAACTCCATGATGGCCTTTTGAATTTCTTCAATAATATGGTCTGGAGTATTCTCCAGATTATAAGTTTTGAGATGAGTGAGTTTCATTCTTTAAAATTCCTTACATTTCAATTTCCACATTATGGGATTGCCATTTCTGAATAACATTGGAGGATCAGATCTACAAACGACTCCTTCCATCATTTGAGGATTCATGCTGCATCGACTTAGAGGTTTTGATTTCACAAATTCAATAATCTCTTTCTCTGTCATGATTCCTAACTCGGGAGTATTAGAGATCCCGAATTTCTCCCCAATATTATTGAGATCTTCTTTTTTAAGCCACCAGGAGCCTATCTTGACATCGAATAATATGAAACCAGGATCTTTCCTGTAGTTGCTTCCACATGCCTGGATTTTTGGCCCATACCCTTCCCCAAATAACCAAATACAAAAACCTTTTTCTTCTTCATTTTCATTCAAGATTTTAGGAAATGCTTTGGCAAAACTATCCCATGTAAATATTTTTTGAATTTCGGTCAATAATAGAGTTGGTAACTGAGCATTGCAAGTGCGACCTCCAATAATTGGAGGAGGAAAAATTCCAGTTGTTGTTTTCATGAAGCAAATTCGGATATTGGTGCCGTCGACTTTTTCATCCACCCTCCATTTTTTAATGTTTCCAAATTCTGGCTCTGCATAGTCGCCAATGATAAAGGATTGTCTTCCTTTTTGGTAATCTTTAGATTTTTTTTTCTCCTGATCGAAATACCATCCCTGTCTTTTCCACAAACTATGGATCTTTGGGTATTCCATATATAATGCCTTCTTACTTTAGATTGAAAATCATTTCCTTGTATATCAATCGAATTGCATCATCAGACAAATCATCAGATTCTTTTTCATCTAATTTTTCTCTATTGTTTTGGAAGTCATGGATGCTTTCAGAAACGGTCTTATTTTGCGTCATCTTGCCTTTAGTATACTGAGACCATAGCTCGCGAGCTGGGATCATCCAAATGACTCTAATGAGGTCTGAGCCTGGATATGCTTTAAACAGCATAGAATTGGTTTGAGACTTGGGCTTTGTGAGCCTAGGTTGCCAAATCAATGTCTTAGTAACTCCATCATCAAGGGTTCTAGCATGAGCAAAAATATAGAAGGCATGATCTCCGAAAGGCCTTTTATTAATCAAGTCTTGGCAGCATTCAGAGATGTCAAAGGACTGTTTGGTGAAATGCTCAAATCTGTCATGGGCGTCAAGCGGATTAATTTTCAT